TCATTTGACAACAAGCCGTTCGAAGATGCGCGTCGTCTCGCGCTGCATCTCCTCGGTGCTGTGTGTGTAGAGGTTCATCGTAATTCCTACATCGGCGTGCCCGAGACGCGCCGCTACGGCAACGGGCTTTGCCCCTGCTTCAATTAGCTTTGTCGCGTGGGTATGGCGGAAACTGTGCGGATTCAGCCCGCGCCGATGCAGTTCATTGATAACGTACTCGTGCGGCAACGCACGCCCGCTCGGAAGAAGACAGACAAGCGGATGCCGCAGAAGTCCCTCAAGCGGCGGCATCTTTTTCGGCAGGAGAACAATGTCACGTCTATTCAGTGTATCCTCATAGACAAGCTGATAGGCTTCACCTAGACGTATCTCGTCTTTTGCCTGTGCCGCCTTTAGTGCACGTAGGTAGGACAGAAGTTCAGCGTCTGCGTAGATCGTCCGCGTGCTGCTGTCCGTCTTTGGCGTGTCGAAATATCCGCGCCGTACACGCTGACGCATGATGCAGATTTCGCCCGTCTTGAGGTCGATGTCGCTCCATGCGAGCCCGAGGGCTTCGCCGAGCCGCATCCCTGTATGATAGAGGAGCTTGACCGCCGAATACCACTTTACGCTCGCGGGGATCGCGGCGAACTGTTCGGGCGTGATAACGACGCGCGGGACAACTTTCTTCGGCGCGGATCGCGGGATGCTCAGCCCTGTCGTCGGGTTCGTCTTGATGAGCTCGCCCGGATAGACGGCGTACCTCAGCGCGATCGAGAGGACCGTCTTTGTTGAACTGATCGTGCCGTGCGACATACCGGCAGACGCGAGCATCTGAAGCCATGTGTCGATGTCGCGCGGGCGCAGATCCTGCACGACGTGCGCACCGAGATACGGATTGATGCGTGATTGTACGGCGCTGCTGTAGTTCATGTAGGTCGTCCGCTTGACGTTCGGACGCACGACGTTCTCCAGCCATGCGGCGAGGTACTCGCGCAGTTTTATGCGCGCCGATGTGACCGCCACGTTGCCGGACTTCCAGTCCGCATAGGCGAGCAGTCCCGCCTCGAATGCTTCTTGCTCTGTAGCGTAGCCTCCTTTCGACGTCAGCTTACGCGGATGCTTGGTGATCTCAAAGATATAGTACCAGCTTTTTCCGCGCAGCCGTGTCCATATAGGACTCTTACCTTTATTCGACATATAAAAAACCTCCTAAATGACTTGCAATAGGAGGCGAATCATGGTAGGATTCATAGTGTCTCATAGGCATGATTCGCGTCATGTCTGCCGCCCTTGGTGTTTGCAGCGCCGGGGGCGGCTTATTTTATTTTACGATCTTGTCATCAGTTATCTCGAGCAATTCATACAAACGGTATCCTGTCGTAATCTGCTCCATTTGTGCAGCTGATAGGTGCATATCAAAATGAGCATCAGGACCTTGTAGGCGGATGATCGGATTTGAGCCTTCCAACAATAACTTATACCCAGGCGCAAGTTTTTCATACGGAAGGTCAAGCCTTTCGTACTTACCTCCGATAAATACATCCGTTTTCTTTCCGCCTCCGGACTGTCCAACAAACGATCCGATCGAGTATTCCCAGCGGCCTTGACTCGTAGAGAAAACCACCTTGTCCCAGAAGACCCACTCGGTATCTGTAGAAAAGTTGAAAATCAGTGTCCGGAGATGAACGTCGGAATCCTTGTTGATAACATACCAGTACGTATTGTTCTCAAGAGGAACAGCGCCTATGCCCCACGGGCAATAAACGTTTCTTTTTTCTACCTCATCGACCTTCATTGGCACGCTCCCGAGTATCTGCAGAATCTCTTGGCTCGCCTCTTTTTTCTGTTCAACAGTCACTGTTTTTGCTGATTGCGTTGACTGCGTGGGTTGGGCTGAAGAGGGTGCCGTTACTTTGTTAGGATGCCTGTGGGAGTACAAAAGGCTAGAAAAAACGACGGCGCCTACTCCTACGAGGGCGATGATTATTTTCGTCTTATTCGTTACCGCATGCTCATTTGCTGAGGACTCTGATACAGTGACGAGAGGAGATGCGTCCGGAGCAGAGGGAGGGGGCGTTACGGGTAAATCGCGTCGGCAGTGCGGACATACAGACGCATCGGGCTTGATGTATTCCTTACAGAAGGGACAGGGAACGCGACCGGCCGAGGCCTCACGTCCTTTGAGCTCTTCGCTTTTAGAAATGAGCAGCGAGTGGGGGAACGCGACTATAAAGATTAGTACACCGTAGAAATACCATAGTATGAAATCTCGGCCTTTTGATTTTGCGATAAACGCTGGGATAAGCGCGAGGGAGAACAGGAGAATCAGATAGCTATAGGTGTCCATAAAAGCTACCTCCTTGTAGTCGTGAATCTCTTTAACTCTATGATACTCTTCGGGATACCGCGCATTGAACCGAGCGTATAGATGCTGCACTCAGCATTTTCCTGCAAGTAGTCATCGTTAAGCAAGAGCTCGACGGCAAACAAGTTCGCGCGTCGCTCGATACGAGAGTCAAGCCCCCGGCTATACGCCTGTAGTAGCTCCGTATTCTCGTCGGGGGTGCAGATACCGTGCCCGAGCTCGTGCGCGCACACGAACGGCAGCATTCGTTCAGGTGTTTTGTCTCCATCGATCATGATGAACTTTGTGCGCTTGTATTTCATGTAGTTGCCGTATATCCCGCCGAGTGGGGCGTATACCAGCTTAATGTTTAGCTCGGCTGCGATCCGGAACGGATCGTCTGTGCCGTATTTCTTAATGAGTTGGATAGCCTTTCCCTTGATATCCATATCTAGGTCATTCCCTTATAACTATCTACTTCCTATACTTCTTAGGCGTATACTTCGCTTTCGCCAATTTTTTCGCTTGTATCATAGCAGCCTTGATTGTCGCCTTGAACGCCTCGACATCTTCAAGTTGGTCGCCCTCGTACGCTGCCGAGGCCATCGAGTGCATCATATCTTCAAGGTCGCGGGCGATCTCACGTTCTTCGTGAGGAGACAGGTCATCGGGGGATGGGGAGGTAGAAGAGGAAAACTGTGATATACGCTCCATCCCGTCGTCTTCAATAAGGTTACTTTTCTTCAGCCCGAAGTGGTCAGCTATCTTTTGGATAGCCCCCATGCGGGGCTCTTTGATGCCGTTCTCCCATGTAGATACAGCTTTATCGGAAACGCCTGCGATGGCCGCAAGGTCTTTTTGGGATAAATCATAGGCAGCTCGAAGTTTTTTGATGTTGCTGCTGATCGGCATGGTGTATCGCCTCCTCACGCATAGACTACACTAAAGGTAGAAAAAAATCAATATGAAAATGAAAAAAATCTACTTTTAGGGCTTGAAATTCTCCCTAAAGTAGAATATACTTAAATCGTGCCGGACGGATAGGAGGTGAGAATGATATGAAAATCAGCCTGAAGGCCGCACGAATTACAGCGGGGATGACGCAGGATGAGGTGGCTGAACTGCTGGGAGTACACGTTCAGACATACCGTAAATTAGAGGAGAATCCGAATCTAGCTACGATTGAGCAAGCAAAGAAACTATCTGATCGGTTGAATGTACCGTACGATGATATTTTTTTTGCTGAATAACTCTACTTTAGGTAGATTAAACTAGGCCGGACTTAACAGCATCGGCGCGCCGCCATGACGTACAGAGGCGAATCATGGTAGGTAAGCACCAAAATATGGCGGGGCGCACCTCTTTGAGAGGAAGTGAAAGCTATGGATAAGAAAAAGGCACGGCAGGAAGCCGACGCACTTGTGGACGCGTTCGTTGATGCAATCGTCGAGCGGCTTGCGGGGATGGCAGAGGCGGCAGTCAAAGAGCAGATGACGGAGCTTGAAAAACGTATCCTCGCACATCTGCCCGAGGTCGTTCACATTCCGCCGCGTCCGGTGGATGCGCCGCGCGAGCGGCTCCTTAACATCGGGGAGGTCGCGGAGGTGCTCGGCTGCCAAAAAGACAAAGTGCATCGACTCATGAGATCGGGCGCGCTGACGTACATCTCTATCAGCGAGGTCAGCGACTTCGGGGAACGCAAGGTTCCCTACACATGGCTGCTGGAGTTCATCTACAGCCAAAAACGCTATGTTGGGGCGTCTGATCGGCGGCGCGAAGTCCCGCCCGGCGAAGGGCAAGGGGCGGACTGCGCAGAGATGTTGAAGAAAAACAGATTACGGAGGGTATCATGAACACAAAAACAATCACAACCGACCACGTGGAACTCTGGTGTGACGCCGATCGGCGCGCGAAGCTCCTGCGGGAGCGCCCGGAAGCGGCGGCGCAGTGCCCGACGATCGGCGAGCTGCTCGAGATGCGGGCAGAGGGGGCGCGGTGATGCCGCGTACATACACTGTGGGCGAAATCAAAGCAGTTGATCTTCTCGCGCAGACAAAAAAGAAGCCCGCCGGGACGGAGACCCCGACGGACATTAACAAATAAAATTGTTGTGCTTATTCTACCACAGAATCAGGAGGATGTCATTATGGAAATCACGATTAAAATCACCGGGCTCGATAACCTCGCCGCAGCGATGAGCAAGTTGGCTGATACGCTGATGGTCGCAGAGCCGAAAGCAGCTATCGAGATAAGCAAGCCCAACACCCCGAAGCCTGCGCCTGCAACCAAGGCGAGACCGAAGGCAGCGCCGGAGCCGAAAACGGAAGAGCCTGAAACCACTGAACCCGATGCCGAGGAGATCGATCTCTTCGACAAGGAAGAGACGGCACCGGAACCCAAAGTTGACTACAAAGCGCTGCGCGAAGATCTCCGCAAGGAGCTTGCCGAGATCGCACGTAAGGGCAAGTCGGCAGAGCTGAAGAAGCTCCTCGCGGAACACGGCGTTGAGAAGTTCAGCGCCCTTGCCGACGATCAGCTCGAGGAGTTCGCGGCGGCCGCGCGGGCGCTCTGATGGCGCACGCAATACTCAGCGCATCGGGGAGTAAGCGCTGGCTCTCCTGTCCGCCGTCCGCGCGGCTAGAACGAAGCTTTCCGGATCGTGCGGGGGGAGCGGCAGCGGAGGGGACCCTCGCACATGAGCTCGCTGAGATCGAGCTGAAGCGCTGGCTCGGTCGGCTCACCGACGCACAGGCGAACAGGCGGCGCGCGGCTATCGAAAGCAGCGATCTCTATACCCCCGACATGGCAGATCATGTGTCCGATTACGTCGGCATCTGCATTGAGAAGATTAACGCCTGTCATGGCATCGCCCTCGTTGAGGAGCGACTAAATTTCTCACGCTGGGTCAAAGACGGTTTCGGCACGGGGGATATGGTGATCATCGGGGGAAGCGTACTTGAGATCGTCGATCTCAAGTACGGCAAGGGCGTCGAGGTGGAAGCACAGGGCAACACGCAGATGCAGCTCTACGGGCTCGGTGCGATCGAGCAGTACGGCTTCCTGTACGACTTTGACCGCGTGCGCATGTCGATCTTTCAGCCGCGCCTCGGCGGGCTGTCCTCGCAGGAAATGACCGTTGCCGACCTGCTCGCATGGGGCGAGAGCATCAAGCCGATCGCCGCCCTTGCGTATGCGGGGAAGGGCGACTTCAAGGCAGGCGAGCACTGCCGGTTCTGCAAAGCCGCGGTGCAGTGCAAAGCGCTTGCGGAGCATCAGATGGAGCTCGCGAAGCTCGAGTTCAAGGACGCTGACCTGCTGACCGATGACGAGGTCGCATTCGTGCTGAGCCGCGTTGACGGGCTCGTGCGCTACGCCGAGAAGATCAAGACGTTTGCACTTGACGAGGCGTTGAAGGGGCACCGATGGCCAGGATATAAGATCGTTGAGGGGCGCAGCAACCGCAAGATCAGCGACGAGGCGAAAGCCGTGAAGCTGCTCCGCAAGGCGGGATATACCGACGACGTGATATATATGCCCATCGAAATACAGACAATCACGAATCTTGAAAAGCTCGTCACGAAAAAGAAATTCGCCGCGTTGCTTGCCGATGTGATAACGAAACCGCCGGGCAAGCCGACGCTTGCACCGGTAGATGACGAGCGACCGGAGTACGATCCGGCCGCGACGGAATTTAATGATTTAGATATGGAGGAATCAGAAAATGAGTAGATTAGTACTGAAGAATGTACGGCTGTCTTATGCGCACGTATGGGAGCCGAAAGAGACGAAAAAGGGGGAGGAGAAGAAGTACAGCGCCTCCCTGATTATCCGTAAGACGGACACGAAAACCTTAAACGCAATCAAGAAGGCGATCGCTGAGGCAAAGGAAGAGGGCAAGACAAAACTTGCCAACAAGAAGGGCGTCATTCCGGCGAACATCAAACTGCCGCTGCGGGACGGCGATGAAGACCGTCCGGACGATACGGCTTATGAAGGGTGTATGTTCATCAACGCAAACGCAACGGTCAACTATCCCCCGAAGATTGTAGATCGGCATGTACAGCCGATCATGGATCGCGCGGAGGTGTACAGCGGCTGCTATGCGAACGTGAGCGTCACGTTCTACGCATATAACCAAGAAGGGAACAGCGGTATCGGATGCGGACTTGGGAATATCCAAAAGGTCGGCGACGGCGACCCGCTCAGCAGCGCGCGCTCCGCGGAGGATGATTTCGACGAGCTCGAAGATGACGACGAGTTCCTTGCATAAGGCGACATAGGTTTAAGGAGGAAAAAGGGAGTAGCGATTCGTTACTCCCTTTTATAGACGAGAGGTGAGACATGATTTTATCGATTGACCTTGAGACCTATTCAGCGCTTGACATCAAGACCATTGGGGGCTACCGCTACGCCGAGAACGCCGAGATCCTGCTGCTTGCGTATGCGTGGGATGACGCGCCGGTGCAGATCGTTGACCTAACGGCAGGGGAGACCATCCCCGCAGACGTGCTCAGCGCGCTCACCGACAACGGCATCACGAAGTGCGCGTTCAATGCACAGTTCGAACGCACGGTGCTCAGTCATTATCTGCATAAGGCGGGCGAGCCGTTTGCGTTCCTTGACCCTGCCGGCTGGTCCTGCACGATGGTCCATGCACTGACGCTCGGGCTCCCCGGGAGCCTTGCGGAGGTGTCAAAGGCGCTGAAGCTCGGTGAGGACAAGGAGAAGATGAGCGTCGGCACGCAGCTGATCATGTACTTCTGCAAGCCGTGTAAACCGACCAAGTCCAACGGCGGACGGACGCGGAATCTGCCGGATGATGCGCCGGAGAAGTGGGCAACATTCAAGGCCTACTGCATGCGTGACGTTGAAGCGGAGCGCGAAGTACGGCGCAGACTGTCGGGTTATCCCGTGCCGGAGACAGAGCGCGCGTTGTGGGCGCTTGACCAGCACGTCAATGACCGCGGCGTCCGCATCGACGAAGTCCTCGCGCAACACGCGATCACGTTTGACCGTGCGTTCCGGGCGGAGATCACCGCCGAAGCCTCTGCGCTTTCGGGGCTAGAAAATCCGAACAGCGGTGAGCAGCTCAAGCATTGGATCTATGAACAGGAGGGCACGCGCCCGCTATCCCTCACGAAAGAGACGATACCGGAGCTGATAGAGACGGCTAAAAGTGAGACCGTCAAGCAGATGCTGCGGCTCAAGATGCTGCTCTCAAAGACCTCGGTCAAGAAGTACGAAGCGATGATACAAGCACGCTGCGATGACGGGCGCGCGCATGGACTTCTACAGTTTTACGGCGCGAACCGAACCGGGCGATGGGCGGGGCGGCTTGTGCAAGTTCAAAACCTGCCTAGGAACACGATGACGGAGCTTGACGATGCCCGCGCGCTCCTGCGCCGTGGCGATACAGATGCGCTTGAGATGCTCTTTGACAACCCGCCCGACGTGCTGTCTCAGCTCATCCGTACGGCGTTCATCCCCGCTGTGGGGATGCGCTTTACCGTCGCCGACTTCTCCGCGATCGAAGCGCGTGTGATCGCATGGCTCGCGGGCGAGAAGTGGCGTATGGACGTCTTCGCGGACGGCGGCGATATCTACTGCGCCTCAGCTTCAAAGATGTTCCACGTCCCCGTAGAAAAGCACGGCGTCAACGGGCACCTCCGACAAAAAGGGAAGGTCGCTGAACTTGCCCTCGGCTACGGCGGCGGCGTGTCCGCCCTGAAGCGTATGGGAGCCGATAAGCTCGGTCTCACGGATGCAGAACTCGAGGAAATCAAGCAGAGCTGGCGAAAAGCGAGCCCGCGTATCGTGCGACTTTGGAGCGATTTCGAAAGTGCCGCCCTTGAGGCTGTACGAGAGCGGTCAACAGTATCGCTGCAGCATGGCATCAAACTCGAGTGCCGTTCCGGCATACTGTTCATCCGACTCCCTTCAGGGCGCAGCCTTGCCTATGCCAAACCTCGCATCGAATACGAAGAGAGCTTTGACCGCGAGGGGCTGACCTACTACGGCAGAGATGTCGGAGGTTGGGGGAAACAACGGACATACGGGGGGCGTCTCGTAGAAAACTCCATACAAGCGATCGCCCGCGACTGCCTTGCGGTCGCGATGACGCGGCTGGAGGCGGCAGGCTATCCGATCGTGATGCACATCCACGACGAGGTTGTTATCGAGACACCGCGAAGCGCGGACTGTCTTACCGACGTGTGCGAGATTATGAGTAAGCCCATCAACTGGGCGCCGGGGCTCGTGCTCACGGCAGACGGATACACAACAGATTACTACAAAAAGGATTGACGGAGGTACATGACTATGATCAAACATCAAATGAACAGTCAGCTCGGGGTACTGAAGGAGCTGCAGAACCTTATCGATAAAGCGGATGCCGCGGAGGCTACGGGCGACGTCTCGGCAGAAGACATTGATCACTTGCGCGGATATGTCGAAGATATGCGGCGCGCCTGCAAGGTCGCAATCGCTCTTGAAGAAATGCTGAGCCCAAAGCAGGAGAAAGCGGCGGCGAAGTCCGAAGAAAAGTCTGCGCCGAAGAAAAAGAGCCGTCCCAAGAAGAAAGCCGAAGAGACGCCCGCGCCCGCGCCAGCACCTGCAGACGAAGACGACGCGCTTGACTTCCTCGATTAAGGAGGGCGCGTATGCTGATCAACGACGTACGTATTCCGCGCATGTTCGGCGTATACATGACGATCCTGCGCAGCTATTACCCCGAAGAGCTGATGTTTTATCATGCTGAATGTGGCGGCTCGTTCAAGATGCCGGACGTGCGCTCCGGTATCTTTCACAACACACGGACACATTGTCCGAAATGCGGAGCACCTATAAGGTTTGGGGAGTGCGATCATGATACGTTATATGTACCGCAGGGATACATTGTACCGCTGGATATGTACCTGCGGCTGGACGTCTATAATGACGTCGTCCGCCTCACAGTGCGCGGCAACGGATTAACCACCTATGCAGACGATACGCCCCAAGCTTCGCGGCAATACTGGGAGCAGACGCGCTATCATGAGGTATTCCGGTTCGACATACAGCACCGCCGTACAACATGGCGGCGATACTCTTGTGGTCGTGAGGCACAGCGGATTGAGCTCGGAGATCCGTGCGAACTGCCAAGGCTCGGAAGATTCTCCGTGTTGCGGTATCTCTATGCACACTTCTCTGTCCGAGACCGTAAGTCTGCAGTGACCGACCTGCTGAAAGACCTGCGCGAAGCCGTGCGGAAGAAACTAGCTTGTCGACTGAAACATCCTGTATCGCATATGTTCTGCACATCCGGGCGCTCGTCCGGATGGTTGCTCCTACCCATCGGCAACATTGCCTATCGCATGATTTTTACCGATGCCCCGAATCTCTCGCCCATATGGCGCGCCCTTAATACGGCTCAGATACAGGCAGTAATTGACTCTCACACATTCCCTGAGAACTTTGACTTTGACGTCCTGCGCAAAGCAAAAAGTACGGTTGCGGGTCTCATCGAAGCGGGAGGGCTGCCAAATACGCGGTCAATCCGGCGCGTACTCACGGAAGATCCTTTCGACGTGGGAATCCTGGTGCTGCTGCATCGCATATTTGACAAGCCCGACAGCCTCATGGCTGCGTACAGGCGGTGCTGCCATATTATCGCAGGCAACCGTAACAGTGACGGCGTCTATGGTTACTACGGTATCAGCGTGAATAGGTTACTCGAGTATCTGTGCGTACAAGTACAGATACTACGCCCCATCTATACAGATAGGGACTTGCTGCGACTGCTCGGCGAGCCGCGAATGATGATACTGCAGGATACCTTCCGTATGCTGAATCAGGCGGGAGACGCGACGCTAGAAATGCTCCGCAGGCATCCGCCGCGGATCCGTGATCTGCATGACTGGCTTGTCGAGCGGCTAAGGATCGAATCTCGCCCGGACTACACATTTGACAACGCTCTCGATCCGATCCGCCGCAGGCTTGCGATGCAGGCTGACCGTGTGACATTCTTCCTGCCGGAGCATTCCTCGGTACTGTACGAGGCAGGTGACACGCTCCACAACTGCGTCGGCACCTATGCACGGCGTGTAAGGGACGGTGAAACAAGCATCGTGCTCATGACGGATGACCGCGGGAAGCTCACTGCCTGCATCGAGGTCAAGGGCGGCGCGATCATACAGGCGAAAATTGACCGAAACAGACCCGTGCACGAACGACCGGAGGTCAATAGCGAGATTATCGCGTGGGCAAAGCAGACAGGCGTCAGCTATATCAACTGCTCCGACGTGAAAGAGCCAACCCCGGCGACTGAGAATGAGATCATCGCTGCGGCGGTGTGAAGGAGGCTGTCAAATGAAAGATTTTTTGAAAGCGGCAGGGAAGATCCTTGTGCTCAAGCAAGATCCGAACAAGCCCCAGGTGCCGCACATCCTGCGGTCGCTCTACTACGCCGGAGGCAAGGTATACGCAACGGACAGCGCGGTTATGATATGGGCAGCGGCGCCTTTCGAGCAGCAGGGAGCATATGACTACGAAACCGGCGAAAAGTATGATCTTAAACTGAACGTTGAACGCGTTATCCCGGATACTGATGAATCCATCGTACGGCTCACTCTGAACAAGAGGGGAGCCTCGATGCTGCTGCAGGCACTGAAGCCACTGCCAAGGCTTTTTGATAAAGGGGAGTTCCCGGTTATCGCTGCGTACTGGAGCTATCGTGACTTAACCGTTAGGGCGCACAGCGAGGCATTCGACATAGCCTATCAATTCCCTAGCCTCGGCGCCGTATCGGGTCCCGATGAAGCTGTTTGTACGCGTCTCATAGCAGACAAGCTCGTCATAGTACTCGAGTATCTTCTGCAAGCGTCAAAGGACTTCACGATATATGTTTCGCCGAAGTGCCCCGTCCTCTTTCAAGGGGACGGTGTAGGCGCGGTGCTTTCGTACTGCAAGGATCCTACCGAATGAGTACACAACGACATACCGTTGCGCCCGCAATGAACTACGACGGCCGCCTCACGGTTGCCGTAGGGCGATCACGGACGGAGACAAAATGGAAAAACAAGGAGATGCTGTGGTCGGAGCTCGCGGCACGGTTGTCGGAGACAACGCGCACAGGGGAGACCGTCGAAGAATATAAAGCACTCCCCAAGACCGAGCAGCAGCGCGTGAAGGATGTCGGCGGTTTTGTCGGCGGAACGCTGAAGGGCGGCCGCCGAAAGTCGGACAGCGTGATCTCGCGTCAGCTCCTGACGCTCGACGCGGACTTCGCGTATGACGGACTCTGGGATGCGGCGATGATCGTCCTTGACAGCCCCGCGGGCGTCCTCTACAGCACGCATAAGCATACGCCGGCAGCGCCGCGTGTACGCCTCGTTCTGCCGCTCTCACGACCGGTCAGCCCGGACGAGTATCAGGCAATCGCGCGCCGCATCGCCGCGGACATCGACATCGAGGCGTTCGACGATACGACGTATGAGCCGCATCGGCTGATGTACTGGCCTTCGACGCCCGCAGACGGCGACTATGCGTTCGAGGTAAGCGAGGGGGCGCCGATCGACGCGGACGCCATACTCGCACGATATGACGACTGGCAGGATCAATCGACATGGCCGGAGAGCTCGCGCGTCCATAAGGCGATCAAACGGGCGGCTGAGAAGCAGGAAGACCCGACGGAGAAGAAGGGCATCATCGGCGTGTTCTGCCGCGCCTATAACGTCCCTGCCGCGATGGAGAAGTTCCTGCCCGGCGTCTATACGCAGTGCGACGGCTCCGATCGCTACACCTATAACGCGGGGACGTCCGCGGCGGGTGCTGTGGTCTACGAGGACGGAAAGTTCCTCTATAGTCATCACTCGACCGATCCCTGCTGCGGGCGGCTTGTCAATGCCTTTGACCTCGTGCGTATCCACAAGTTCGGAGACCGCGACAAGGACACACCGGAAGGGACGCCCGTGAACCGGCTCCCGAGCTTTCAGGCGATGCAGGAGCTCGCGGCGGCCGATGACGAGGTGCGGATACAGCTCGGTGAGGAGAAGCTTGCCGAGGCGCGTCAGGACTTTAAGGAGACCGATAAGAACTGGCTCACGAAGCTCGACGTGAACGGCAAGGGGCAGTATCTCAGCTCCGCCCGCAACGTCAAGCTGATCCTCGAGAACGACCCGGGACTGGTCGGTGCCGTTGCAATGGACGACTTCGCGCATCGGATCACGGTGCTCCGCAGTCTGCCGTGGCGGAAACTCTCGCGCGGCTCCGTATGGGCGGACAGCGACGACAGCGGCCTCCGGAATTACCTCGAGGAAGTTTACAACATCAAAGGCAAGGGCATGATCGAGGACGCCCTCAGCGAGGTCACAACGCGCCATGCGTTCAATCCGCTGCGGGACTACATCGAGGGGCTGACGTGGGACGGCATCCCGCGCATCGATACGGTGTTCATCGATTACCTCGGCGCCGAAGATACCTCGCTGAACCGTACCATGACGCGGAAGTCGCTCGTCGGGGCGGTCGCCCGTATCCTGCGCCCCGGCATCAAGTTTGACAACGTCCTGACGCTGATCGGGCGACAGGGACAGGGCAAAAGCTACATACTCAGTCGCCTCGCGCGGGGCTGGTACTCCGAGAGCCTCACAACCGTACAGGGCAAAGAGGCGATGGAGCATATTCAGGGCTTCTGGATCATCGAACTTGCAGAGCTGGCCGCCATACGCAAGGCCGACTTCGAGGCGACGAAGCAGTTCATATCGAAGCAGGAGGACGCCTTTCGAGCGGCGTACGGACGCCGTACAGAGCGGCATCCGCGGCAGTGCGTGTTCTTTGCCACGACAAACGTTTCAGACTTCATCAGAGACCCCTCCGGCGGGCGCCGCTGGTGGCCTATGACGGTGGATAAGGAGAAGCGCCGTATGAGCCCCTTTGACGATCTCACCGACGACGTAATCGACCAAATATGGGCGGAGGCGGCCGATGCTTTCAGAGGCGGGGAGCCCCTGCATCTGTCGGAAGCGGATGAAGCGGAAGCACAGATGCTGCAGGCGGCGCATACGGATGAGAGTCCGCTGACAGGGCCGATCCGCGAGTATCTTGACCTGCTGTTGCCGGCGAACTGGGAGGAGCTTGACATCGGGGAGCGCCGCGACTATATACACGGCGGGGGGCTTGATATGCCTAAGGGCACGGTACAGCGTAACCGTGTCTGTGCGTTGGAGGTGTGGGTCGAACTTTTGAAGGGCGATCCGAAGATGCTGACGCGTTTGCAGTCGATTGAAATCAACGATGTTTTACGTCGAACGGAGGGGTGGAGTCGACCGCCGAGCAGCATTTGGTTCAAGATTTATGGAAAGCAAAAAGGCTTTATCCGGGATGAGAGCCGGAACTTTCCGTGTTTAGCGCATAGTTCCGCCCCGCGTTAAAAATTCCCAAAAACGTAGTAAAATAGCGGGTTCGCGCCGGAACTTTCAGGCGGAACCAACATCGGAAAAAGAGGGGTTCAACGGAACTATCGGAACCGTTGTCAACTTTCTAATGTTCCGTCGCAATCCCTTATGAATCAACGCTTGAAAGGATGTGGAACTTATGGAACTTTATTTCTATATGAGTGTCGTATTAGGTATAAAAAGGGGTATATACACGCCTAATACGCCTAATGCGTAAGGTGTACGCGCCCGCGCGCGCACGTACGCGCGTAACACATGATACAGAATGTTGTCAAGAGGAGGACGCAAAAAAGTGGAAAAAATTTTGCGATTGCACATTGATCATGAAAGCTGGATCGAGCAAGCGTTTGTTCGTGAGGTGAAAAAACGCGGCGGGTTGGCGCTCAAATTCGTATCGCCCGGGCGCGTCGGTGTGCCGGATCGAATTGTGCTGATTCCGGGCGGCCGGTGTGTCTTTGCGGAAATCAAAGCGCCGGGGAAGAAGCTTCGTAAGCTACAGATCGCAGCGCATAGAGTGATTCACGGGTTTGGACTAGAAGTCTCTGTAGTGTCGTCGCTGGAGGAGGTGAAAACGTTCTGTGAACGGTATTTTGGACAAGGCATTCACACCGCGTCCGTATCAGCGGTACGCGATTGAGCGCATCATCGATACGCCAGCCGTCGCCTTGCTGCTGGACATGGGTATGGGTAAGACTATTTCTCCGCTGACCGCCATATCCGAGCTGATGTATGACCGCTTTGAGGTGCGTCGCGTGTTGGTTATCGCTCCGCTGCGCGTTGCCATGAGCACGTGGCGCGATGAGTGCGAGCTATGGGCACATACGCGGGGGCTCCGCCTGTCCGTCGCGGTCGGGAGCGCCAGGGAGCGCGAGGCGGCACTGTCCAAAGATGCAGATGTCTATGTGATTAACCGTGAAAATGTGAAGTGGCTTGTCGAGCGCTGCCGTAAGGACTGGCCGTTCGATATGGTCGTTATCGACGAATCGAGTTCGTTCAAGAATCCTGCATCGCAGCGGTTTAAGGCACTGCGGAAAGTGCGGCCGTTGGTGAAGCGTGTCGTACTGCTGACCGGCACGCCGGCGCCGAACGGGCTGATGGATCTGTGGAGTCAATTTTACTTGCTGGATCGGGGCGAACGTCTCGGGCATACGCTGACAGAGTATCGCGACCGGTACTTCACACCGGGACAGCGAAGCGGGCACATCGTCTATAACTACAATCTCCGCCCCGGTGCCGATAAGAAGATCTACGAGCGGATCAACGACATCTGCGTCAGCATGAAAAGTGATGACTATCTCAGCTTGCCGCCGTTGATGCAGAACGTCGTAACCGTCACACTGCCGGAATCCGCTATGCGGAAATACGCAGAGATGGAGCGGGAGCTTGTCTTGAGCATCGGAGCGTCGGATATAACAGCCGTCACGGCTGCAGTGCTGACCGGGAAGCTGCTGCAGATGGCGAACGGATCCGTGTATGACGAAGACGGGGAGGCGGTGACGATCCATGAAGCGAAGGCCGATGCGCTGGATGAGATTATCGCCTGTAACGAGGGCAAGAGCGTCATGGCGATCTACAGTTACCGCCATGACCGCGCTACACTGTTGCGGCGGCATCCCGAGGCACGGGAGCTGAAAACGCCCGAGGATATAAGGGACTGGAACGCGGGGAAGATTTCCCTGCTGCTGGTGCATCCCGCGAGCGCGGGGCATGGGCTGAACCTGCAGCACGGTGGTCATATCGTTGTGTGGTACGGGTTGACATGGAGCCTTGAGCAGTATCAGCAGACGAATAAGCGACTGCATCGCCCGGGGCAGACGGAGCCCGTCATACTGCATCACTTAATCGCTAAGGACACGGTCGACGAAGACGTGATGCGGGCGTTGGAGAGAAAGTCGACAGGACAAGAAGGTATGCTGCAGGCCGTTAAAGCACGGCTGAGGAGGTATAGAGATGACATCAAAGGCTGAGCTTGATAGACTGGTGAGAATAAGGGAGGCACTTGAGCGCGAGGCAGGGGTGTCGGAAACGCAAGGTCTTGAACAGTACCCGCAGGACGAAGAGCAGAACGAATACAGATACATTGATTACGGATGGCTGGACAAAGTCGCCGCAGGCTTGACCGCAGGAGCGCGCAAGCATCCGGGGGAGACGTGGAAGAAAATCCCGGCAAGGGAACATGCCGCACGGGCGCTGCGACATCTCTCGCTATACCTTGCGGGTGATAAGAGCGAGCCGCATCTCGTCAACGCGTCCATGCGGTGCATGATGGCGTTTGCAATGGCGGAGGAAGCGGAGGGCGGTGCACGTTGAGAGCAAAAGAATACCTGCAAAAGGTACGAGAGGGCGAGCGTCTGCTGCGCCTGCTTGAGACCGAGCACGCGAAATGCAAGGCTGACATAATCGCACTGAAGGGCGTCAGCTATGATAAGCCCATAGTCAGCAGCGGCGGGCAACCGGGGGATCTTTCCTCTGCGATTGCAAAACTCGAGTATTACGCCGAGCGCGTCAACCAGCAGTGGGACAAGGTCATCAAGATGCGCGAGGAGGCAAAGGCACTGATCGCGAAGGTGTCCGATGCGCGTTATTCCGAAGTCCTGACGCGGCGGTATATCCTGTGCGAGAGCTGGGAGCAGATTGCCTGTGCGATGGGGTATACATACCGATGGGTGACACATATGCACGGCGCAGCATTACGAGCTTTTGAAAAAGAGTGCCTAGAAGTTCCTATTTGATCTGTGGTATAGTGTAGGCTGTGGAATATGAGGCGAAGCGTCCGACAAGATACTTCGCCTTTTCAGCAAAAAAATATAAAAATAGCTAGAAAAAGTATTGACAAAAACAAGAGGAGGCGATATAATAAAACCATAGAAAGGAGGTGGTACATGTGATAGAAAAGGGCACGGATTACATCGAACTCGCCGCCGCGCTGATGACGGTAGGCGAAGGACTCTACAAGCTCGGCAAATGGCTCGAAGAAAGGAAAACCGAGAAAGAGAAATCCGAAAAGAAAAAGCCCCGCAGTCGAAAGCGTCGGAAGCGCAAATAGCTGACAGCGGAGCCACAGGAAAGGGGGCGAGCAATCGCCCCTGACCTGTGGACATTCTATCACATGTAGGACGATGAAGACAATATTGTTTTTCTCAGTCGTGATGGCCGTACTGATTGCGCGCAGAGCAGATACTATACAATGGCTAGACTGGCTGTTAGGCGTCGGCGTCGGCGTAATGCTATCCGCATGGGTCGTGTACTGGAGGGTGCGCCATGACTAACGGATGGGGCGGTGCGCGCGAAGGGGCGGGGCGTCCGCGTACGTCTCCCGACGGACAACTGAGAAAGCAAAGGCAGACGCGAGCTTCTGATGACGAGTGGGAGCTCATCCGAGCCTTCGCGGCTATTGTCAAGAAGGATCCTGCGCGTGCCGCGCGTATGATGAAAACAAACTAACCTACAACGCAAAAAGGGCGTTGCCATTATGGCGGCGTCCTTTTTGCATGGGATGAAAGGAGGGCGAGGGTATGAGGCGAGCGCTGCACGAGTGTTGCATGCCGGGCTGTCATGTCTTGACGCGCGAACGATTCTGCGAAGCGCATAAGAAGACGCGCGAACGCGACAGGTTATCGCCGAGCCGCCGCGGATATAATGCGCGGTGGCAGCGCGAACGCCTAGCGTTCCTCGCCGCGCATCCGACGTGCGAGTGTCCTGAGTGTGTGGCAAGCGGCGCGCCTCTCATGGCGGAGGTCGTTGACCATATCAAGCCGCATAAGGGCGACCAAAATTTGTTTTGGGATAAAGCTAACTGGCAGGCGATGTCAAAGCGCTGTCATGACCGCAAGACGGCGAGAGAGGACGGCGGATTCGGAAATGCCCCCGGGCGGTGAAAAAGTTTTCAGACAATTTGCCGTACCGCGCCTTTCCTTTTTCTGTAAAAATTTCGTGTTACAAAGCTGTCAGATTAAACCGTTTGTTCGATGAAAGGAGGTGTATCGCATGGGACGAAACGCAAAACCGATTGAACTGCATCTTGTAAACGGCAATAAGAGGCACTTGACGAAAGCCGAGATCGAGCACCGCAAAAGAGCCGAAGTGAAATTCGGCGATTCGAAACTTGTTTGTCCCTCGTTTGTGAAAGCACTTCCGGCGGCCGCGAAGAAGTGGCGGGAGATGGTAAAGCTTTATCAGGGCTTTGATTTCGTCCGCTCCGGTGACGTCGGCATGCTTGCGCGGTACTGCGTGGCGTACGCCGAATACCTCGATCTTGTCGAGCACCGGCAGCGCATACGCGAGATCAAGATTGACGGAATGGATGAGAGCCTGCTCACTGCCGTTCTGCCGGAGGTTTATTCCCGTCAGCGCGCAGTGAAGACCTTCGAGAAGATCGACTACATCCTCTCGGTCGCAGGTCTGCTCGCGCTCGACAAGGCTATCAACGCGAAGATGGACGCACTCGTCAAGATGGAGGATCGCTTGTTTCTCAATCCGGTTGCCAAAATTAAGAACGTACCGAAGACACCGGAGAAGAAGCTTGACGCGGCGGCGGAAAGGGGCTTTGACGTATGAGCCTGCTCGAAGAACTCGAGGCATATAGTAAAGCCTGCATCGCTGATGCCGCATGCTGCTGTGTCAAGCACCGATGGGCGTGCATGCGGTTTCTGCGCGACGTCGAGCGCGCGGGCACAGATGATTTCCCGTACCTATTTGACGAGCCGCGGGCGGAGCGCTTCTACGCGTGGGCTCGCCTTCACAAGCACACGAAAGGGATCCTTGCCGGCGAGCCGATCGAGCTTGCGCCGATACAGCGATTTATCTTCGGCAACGTGTTCGGCTGGGTACATCGGGAGACAGGGCTTCGCCGTTTCCGTCGCGCCTATTGGCAGGTGGGGCGCAAGAACGCGAAGTCGCAGAGCCTCGCGCTTGTCGGTGACTATCTGCTTATGGCGGACGGGGAACCAATGAGCGAGGTGTATATCGGCGCGACGAAGAAGGCGCAGGCCGAGATCATCTACAAGGAAACCGTCGCGATGCTGCGGCGCAGTCCTGAGTTTTTCCGCGGCAAGTGGCACGAGAAGTACAGCATCATCACGCATCCGAAGACGGACAGCATCATGCGTGCGCTGTCGAAAGACGATGGTAAGACGGGCGACGGATTGAGTCCACACGGCGGGTTGATTGACGAGTACCACGCGCATCCGACAGACGAGATCCTCGAGGTGATTAACACCGGTATGATCGCTCGGTCGCAGCCGCTCTTGTTTGTGATTACGACAGCGGGCTCGAACTTCGGCGGGCCGTGCTATCGCGTCGAATATCCGCTCGTCGAGAAGATACTAAACCCCGCGCTTGACTTTGACGTTGTCGATTACTTCGTCATGGTCAACGAGCTCGACCATGACGAATCCGGTAATCTGCTTGACGACGTCAACGACGAAACGACATGGATCAAAGCGAATCCGATAGCCGCGTCCTACGACGAAGGCGTCGCGAACATCCGAAGCAAGCTGAACGCGGCGATAGAAAGCCCTGAGAAGATGGAATCGTTTCTGACGAAAAACATGAATCTGTGGGTGAATCGCACCGCCCAGTCCTACATGGATATGGGAAAATGGAAAGCCCGCGGCGCTGTTGACCTTGCATCGGTTGACTATTGCGGCGCGGACGCGTACGTGGGCATCGACCTTTCAAGCAAGATCGACCTCACGTCGGCGGGGATCGTTATACCGGTCAAATACGAAGATCGATGGCGGTACCTTGTACTCGGGCACAGCTTTATCCCGGAAGACACGATGCACGCCAAGGAGAAGACCGACCGCGTCCCATATAGCACATGGGCGCGGGCGGGACATCTGACGGTGACGCCGGGCGAGGTGGTTGATTATCGGTACATGACCGAGTGGCTGCTCGCGCAAGCAGACGATCTCGGAATCAACATCCGTGAGATTTGCTACGACCCGTATAACGCCACGCACTACGCGCAGGAGCTCGACGCAGCGGGGCTTACGTGCGTCGAGGTACGGCAGGGCGTTGCAACGCTCTCCGAGCCGACGAAGGGATTCCGCGAGGCGGCCTATCAGGGCGACATCCTGCACGTTGAAAATCCGCTCCTTGACTGGGCGATCAGCAACGCGGTGATGCGCGTCGACAGTCAGGGGAACATCATGCTCGATAAAGCGAAGTCAACAAATAGGATCGATCCGATCGCGTCCGTGATGAACGCGTTCACGCGGGCGCTGTCTATGGCGGATACCGATCTTGAAAGTTATATACTCAGCGATGATTTTAGTTTGTGAGGAGGTTGTGAATATGGGTAAGTTATGGCGTTGGGCTGACGACGGCCTGTTGGTGTTCAGTGCGGCGTGTATCGTCGTGGGGAGCACGATGCTTGATCCTATCCTAGGGCTTTTCGTGCTCGGTTTGGTCAGCTTTATTGCCGCGCTCATCATAGCGCGTGTGAGGTCGGACATCGAGGGCGGCGGTAAACGATGATCCTGCAGAAACTATTCTCCCGCCGCGGCGCCTTTCTCGGTGTGGATGATCCGGCAAGCGATCTGCTGAATCCCGCCGCATGGCTGATCTCCGCACTCAATGGAGAGGACGGGAGTATCACGGCGAAGCAGGCGGCGCGGAACTCGAACGTATATGCGTGCGTGAGTATCCTCGCCGACGATATCGCCAAGCTTCCGATCCACACCTTCACCGTTGACGGCGGCAGAGACGAGGGGCAGAAGCACCCCGCCGCGCGTCTGCTGTACGAACGCGCGAACCCCTTGATGTCCGCGTTCACATTCAAGCAGACGCTGCAGGCGCACCTCGGGTTGTACGGTAATGCCTACGCGCTGATCGCGTGGGGGCCGTCCGGATATCCCGCTGCACTCTGGGTGCTCGATCCGTCTGTTACGGTGCCGCGGCTTGACATCGCGACCGGTCAACTGACCTATCACACGCACGACCGCGCAGGACGGCAGTATGTGTTACAGCCGTCTGACGTGCTGCACCTGCGTACGATGACGCTCAACGGCATCGTCGGTGTACCCCCGTGGAAGACGCTCGTGCCGGAGCTCGACGGGCAGAAGGCAACGAAAGAGTTCATTCGGAACTTCTACAAGAACGGAACGCATGTCAGCGGCGTGCTGCAGGCGGATACGAAGATTGATGCGGAGGCGAAGAACAAGCTGCGCGGCGAGTGGAACAAGATCTACGGCACGCCCGAGAACGCGGGCAAGGTGGCTGTCCTCGATATGGGACTTGACTATAAGCCGCTCGGCATGCAGCTCGATCAAGCACAGTTCATCGAGACGCAGAAGTTCGGCATCAACGAGGTGGCAAAGGTCTACCGTGTGCCGCCGCACAAACTCGCGCAGCTTGACCGTGCGACCTATGCGAATGCTGAGGCGATGGGACTTGACTACATCAAGACGACGCTCCTTCCGATCTTCACGCAGTGGGAGCAGGAGATCAACTACAAGCTATTCACGGAGACGGAGCGCACGAAGTATTACGTCAAGTTCAACGCGGCTGCCGAGCTCCGCGGCGACAGTGCGATGCGCGCGCAGTACTATAAGCAGATGCTCGAGACGGGCGTCTACACGATCAACGAGGTGCGCGCGATGGAAGAGCAGCTTGCGATCGGCGAGAACGGAGATAAACACTTTGTCTCGCTTAACTATACGACGCTGGACAATCTTGAAGCGCTGCAGCTCGCGAAGGCTGGCTCGGCGCGCTTGAAAGGAGGTGAGGAGGATGGGAGCACAGAGAGAGCGGCGGACGCTGACGACGGCGCTTGAACTGCGGGAGATCGATGACGGCGCAGGAGGCAAACGACGCGTGTTCGAAGGTTATGCACTCAAGTTCAATAGGCGCTCCGAGAACCTCGGCGGCTTTGACGAAGTCCTGCGTGAGAACTGTCTTGATGGGGCGGACATGTCGAACGTTGTCGCGTTGTATAACCATGACGCGAGTTATCCGCTTGCGCGGAGCACAGTGCCGAGCGGCGAGGGGAGCCTGCAGCTTACCGTTGACGGCATCGGCCTACGTTTTACGCTGATGCCGACCGAAACGAGCTACGCGGCTGACCTTGAGCGTAACATGCGCGCGGGCGTAGTTAATCAGTGCTCGTTCGCGTTTACGGTTGCCGACGACGGGCAGACGTGGGCGTATGAGCGCGATGCAGACACGTATCATCGCGAGATTACAAAGATCGCGCGTTTGTGGGACGTGTCGATCGTTACGACACCGGCTTATCCGGATACGGAAGCCGTTGCGAGCGAACGCGCCTTTGCCGCGGCGAAGGCTGCCGATGAAGCCGCTCGACAGGCGGCTGAGGAAAGAGAAACTCTGAAACGGCGTCTTGCCGTTGAAGTAGAATGTCTAGTTGACTAAAGGAGGATCACACATGAACGAGAAAGAACGGGCTTTGCGCCAGGCGATGGAGCAGAAGCAGGAAGAGATTCGCGGCTTGCTCGAGACGGACAAGCTTAGCGAGGCCGAGGAGAAGACGGAGGAGCTCCGCAAGATGAAGCGCGAGCTCGAAGTCATGCGCGAGCTTGACTTGCCGCAGGTCGTACCGCCCGCCGCGCGCGGCGCGGAAACAGTTGAGACGAGCGCGGAAGAGACCGAGGCGCGCGGCGCCGACGTCCTTGCAAAGCTCCTGCGTGGCCGTGCAATCACCGAGGCGGAAAGCAAGTTGATTCCCTCCGTGCGTGCGTCGGCAGGGCTCAACGAGACGACGGGAGCCGAGGGCGGATACATCGTGCCGGTCGATGTGCAGACGCGCATCAACGAGCTCAAGCGTACGTTGAACCCGCTTGACGCGCTCGTACGGATCGAACCCGTCGTCACGATGTCCGGCTCGCGTGTCATTGAGAAGTCGTCGGTCATGACCGCGTTCGCGGATGTCGCCGAGTTCGCGAAGCTGTCCGACACCGACAAGCCCGAGTTCGTCCGGATCGAATACGCGATCAAAAAGTATGGCGGTATCCTGCCGATGTCTAAGGAGCTCCTTGCGGACACCGATCAGAACTTGATCGACTACGTGACGCGATGGCTTGCCAAAAAGGACGTTGTCACGCGCAACGCGAAGATCGTTGCCCTCCTCAAGACGTTGACGGCGAAGCCGCTTGCGGACGTCGACAGCATCAAGGGTGTGCTCAACGTTGACCTCGATCCAGAGATCGCGCTGGCCTCTGTGGTCGTCACGAATCAGGACGGGTTCAACTATCTCGATACGCTCAAGGATCTGCAGGGGCGTTATCTCCTGCAGCCGAATCCGCTCGAGCCGACGCAGAAGATGCTGTTCAGTCATCCCGTGCACGTCGTCTCGAACCGGACGCTGCCGACCGAAACGAAGAAGGTTCCGGTCTTTATCGGCTCGCTTGAGGATGCGATCACGCTCTTTGACCGTCAGGCGCTTAGCCTCGAGGGGACGACGGTTGGCGGGCAGTCATTCGAGCGCGACAGCTTCGACATCAAGGGTATCACGCGTTTCGACGTGCGCAAGGTTGATGCCGAAGCGGTTGTCTACGGACAGATTACGCTCGCGTAAGAGAGGAGGCAGGCGGCATGCTGGAGGCCGTAAAGCTGTATTTGCGGATCGACCACAATCATGAAGACGAGCTGCTGCGCGGGCTGATAGTCGCCGCCGTCAGCTTCATCAAAAGCGGTACGGGCGTCGAAGTGCGGGAGGACAACGAGAAGGGAATGCTGATCGTTAAGTTCCTTGTCGCGCATTGGTACGAAAATCGGCAGCTGGCGGGGCAAGGCTCCGAGCTGCCGTTTTCCGTTACCGCGCTCATGCTGCAGCTTGAAACGGAGAAAGGAGAATAGCATGAAAGTACGCGTGTTGATTAAAACCGTCATCAGCGGTCATTGGCTGAGCGTCGGCGATGTGTACGAAGGAACAGAAGAAGAGCTGCGCCTCTACCTTGACAGCGATTTCGTCGAGCCGATCGGGAATCCGAAAGCTCCCGAAGAGAGTGCGCCTTCGGCGGAACCAGAGCCGGAACCAGAGCCGGAACCGGAACAGCCGGCAGAACCCCTTAAGCCCGAAAAGCCCGAAAAGGCGAAAGGAAAGGGGAAGAAATGAACCCCGGGCGTATGCGTTACCGTGTAATCGTACGGAGGCGCATACAGAAGCCTGACGGCATGGGCGGGTATTCGTCAAAATGGGAGGACGTCGGTCAGCTATGGGCGGATGTGCGGAGCCCGCGCATCCGTGAACAGCTTGCGGCGGGAACTCCCGCAACGGAGCTCACGGGCGAGATTGTGACGCGCCGCGGCGGTATCGAAATACGGCGCGGCGATCAAGTCGTCGAGGGGCGTCATCGCTATGAGGTGATTGACGTCAAGCCATATGACCTTGAGACGCAGTGCGCGTTAGTGCGGGAGGTGGAGAGCTGATGCTGATTCGAGTTAAAACCGAGAGCGTTCGAGAGGTGTTCCTCGCGATCGACAGCTACGAAGCGGAAACGAAGGAGAGGCTCGGGCGAGCCGTTAATCGCAGTCTCAACGCAATACGCCGCGGCGCGAAAGCCCGTATACATTCGCGCTCCGGTTATCTCGCGAAGCGCATCAGAAAGACCTTCGACGCGCGCGTCATCTCCGGAACCGTGCGGAGCACCGCCCCGCATGCGCATCTCGTCGAGTTTGGAACGCACGGCGTTCGGATGGCGGGGAGCAAGGCAAAGCTGCGCTCAACGAATCCCGTCCGCGCAAAGCCGAAGGTCGGGCTCTTTGGGCGGCGTGTACCGAAAGCGATGAAGATCCCCGGCATCGGTTACCGCATGTCGTATAAACATCACGGATCGAAGGCGCATCCGTACATGGCGCCCGCATTCCACAGCGAGCGGTCGCGATACGTTCAGAACGTGCAAAAGGCCTTGCAGCCGAAGAAGAGGTGATCGAATGGCAAGACGGATTCCGCTCATTGCCCTTCAGCGGGCGATCTACAAACGGCTGACGGAGTGTCAGGACGTCCCTGTTTATGACGCTGTGCCGGACGACGTTAATGCGCGGTATGATTTGCCGTGCATCACGTTCGGTGCGTTTACATATAAACCCGACGGCACGAAGCAGGATGACGTCGCGCATGTGACGCTGCAGCTTGACGTATGGTCGGCAGAGTCCGGCCGCGCGGAAGTGCAGCAGATCACGAACGATGTTGTGCTGCTCATCGAACACAGCCGATTAACGCTTGACGACGAGTTCGAAGTCGTCCGGCAGGAGATAGATTTTTTCGAGGCATTCGCCGAGGATCCTTCGGGGTACCACGGCGTAATAACGCTTGCGGCGGATGTGCTCAATGCCAAGAAGGAGGAATAACATATGCCGATTACAAAACTGCCGACGCCGAAGGACGCGGCTCTGCATCTTGCCCTCGGCAAGGATTTCATCCTCGACGTCAACACGGGCGCCGACGAAGATACGCCGACTTGGACGGCGGTCGGCGGCCAGCGCACGACGAAGCTGTCCCGTCAGGCGGACGAGATCGACGCAAGTCATAAGACGTCGGGGAGTTGGAAGGATTCTGCGGCGGGTCTGCGCAGTTGGTCGATGGAGGCGGATGCCGTCGTCATCATCGACGATAAGGGCGCCGAGGCCGTTGACTTCGCATTCACGAATGGTCAGCCGGTGCACTGCCGGTTCCGTTATCCGGATGGGACAAATTACATCGGCTGGGCGGCCGTGACGGAGTTCAGCATTGACACGTCGCACACAGACGTTGCAACGCTGTCGATCAAGCTCAGTGGCAAGGGGCCGCTCAAGCAGGGCACGAAGATCACAGCCGGCGGCTAATCAGATGGGCGGGGGCGGGAGCCCCCGTTTTTGCTATAAGGAGACAGGTCAATGAAAGTTAAATTCCCATACTTCGGAGACGATACAGACTACTTGAAATTCACGATCGCCGACATCGAGATGCTCGAGATGGCGACGGGCAAAAGCGTATTCAAGCTGATGGGCGACGACGACTTCGGCGCGATGTTTGTGTTCAAGGCTCTGCCGATCGCATATAAGCACTGCCATCCGGAACTCGACGATAAGACGATCCGCGATAAGGTGCAGGAGTGCATCGATGAGGGCGGAAGTCTGATCGCGATCATCGGCGCTATCGTCATGGCGCTCTACAAGTCCGGCATCTACGGCAAGCAGGAGAAGCCCGTCACGAGTGAGGACGGCGGAAAAAAATAACGTCCTTTGCCGGTTGGATTGAGGCGGCAAAGCCGATCGCATACGGACCGCTCGCGCTGATGCCAGATACGTTCTATGCGCTCACCCCGAGCGAGTTCTATGATCTCATCGAGGGGTACCGACTGCGGCGGCAGATCGAGCAACAGGAGCGATCGTATTTCGTAAGCTGGATCATCGCGCCGCACGTCAAAAAGGCGATCCCGCCCGATGTTATCTATAAGCCGCTTGCGCCGCGGCGGGAGATCTCGGAGGCGGAGCTGGCAAAGGACAGAGCGTATTTTATGGCAATGGACAGAAGGCAGAGAGGAGGAGAAACGGATTGAAGATTGCAGAGCTCATCGTACAGCTTGGTGCGGACAGCTCCGACATGGTCAAAGGGCTCAAGAAAGCGAAGACGGAAGTTGAGGTCTTTCAGGAATCCTTGAAGGGCATCAGCAATATGATGGTCGGTATCGGCGGTATGTCGGTTGCGGCGGTCGGCGGCGCGATTGCGGCGACCAAGTCTTGGGCGGAGGCGGTCAACGATCTCGAGGATAAGACGAACATGTCTGCCGAAAGCTGTTCCGAGCTGCTCTATGTTACGCAGGCAGTCGGGCTCAGTATGTCCGATGCAGGGGACAGCCTGTCTAAGATGTCGAAGAACTCGGTTAAGGCCTACATGTCGATCGTGGCCGCGAACGAAGCGGGCGAGCAGTCGACAGACATATTCACGAAGTACGGCATCACGATTACCGACACGAACGGCAAGCTGCTCTCGGCGCAGGACATATTGGCCAACGTCGCAAAACGTCATCGCGAGATGGCGAACGGTGTTGCCAAGACGTCGATGGAGATGGAGATCTTCGGCCGCTCGGGCGCGAAGCTGAACGACCTACTGAACCTCACGGAGGAACAATTAAACGGCATGACGCAGCGCGCGCGTGCCGCAGGGCTCGTACTCGACCACGAGACGACACAGGCATGGGAGGACATGACCTTTCAGATCAACGAGGCGAAAGCCGCGATGATCGGTGTCGGGGTACAGGTCGGCAAGCTGCTGTTGCCGGAGCTGCAGAAATTCGCGAACTATGCGCAGGAGGCCGCGGGGAAAGTCGGCGATATGACCGACGAAGAAAAACAAACGATGCTTACGGCGATAGAGACAGCCGCTGCTATAGGTGGGCTGGGGCTCGGGATTCGCGCGTTGATATTTACCTTTGGGCCGCTGATCGCTGGCATAGGAGACGTCATTGCGGCACTCGTCGCGATGCGCAATGCTGCGATTGCGGCAAAAGTGGCCGCGGCTGGTGCTATCGCACTTGGGGCGGCGGCTGCTGTTGCTGTTGTTGCCCATTCTGCGTATACGCAAAATGAAGCGATGAAGGATGGCGGCATTGAAGTATTTGACATCGATGAAGACGATTATGCGTATGACACTGGGACGGCACATCCAAATGAGGAGAAGTTGGCGGCAATCCGTGAACAGAAAAGAGCCGCAGCAGAAGCTGAGGCACAAGCAAAAGCAGCGGAAGCGGAAGAACGTGCAGCAGAACAAGCAAGAGCCGCGGAAGCAGCCGCGCTAGCATCGGTTCCCGATATCAACATTCCTACAGGTGGAGGCGGGAGTCATGGCGGTGGCGGACGTTCCGCGGCACACGACGCAGAGGCTGAAGCACGCAAGGCCAAAGCCGAAGCAGAGCGCTTGCAGCGTGAGATCGAGCAAATCACCGATGACATTAAACGTGCGACCGAAGCCTCCGGCGAACTCGCGGACAACTTCGCGAACGCGGGGCGGCAGCTCTCAGTTGGTATGCTTGACGGGGCGCAGGCAGTCTATAGTCAGATCGAAGAGGAACGGATTCGTCGTGAGCAGAGCCTTGACGACTTCCTGAAGCAGTATCGTAAATCCGTTGAGGAAGCAGTAAAGATAAAAACTGATGCCGAGAAGACGGGCGACGCGGCGATCCTTGCGGAGGCTGAGCGGTATCTGCTCGAACGGCAGGAAGCAGAGGCTGCCGCTGCGGAAGAGGTCGCAAAGCGCCGTACCTTGATCGAAGAAGATGCCAATAAAACGATGCTCGCGAACAGCACGCGCGCAAGAGCGATCGAAGCGGAGATGCGCGCAGCGATGGATGAAGGGGACGTACAGCGTTATCAGGCGGCGCTCTCCGATGAGAATGTCGCGTTTATGGCAAACCTTGAAGAGAGGCAAGCGGCCATGCAGCAGTATCATGACTGGCGTATGGCGGCGGAGGAAAGCTACAGCGCGTTCTCCCTTCAGATCATGGAACAGTTTCGGCAGAACTTCAGCAAGTCCATTACGGACTTCATTATGGGGACAAAGTCGCTTGGCGATGCCCTCGGCGGTGTCATCAAGCAGATGATCCAGATGTATATTCAGTGGCGTATTCAGCAGGCGATCGCGGCGGCATTTTCCCAAAAGCAGCGAGCACAGGAGACAGCGACAAGTGCCGCACAGGCGGCGGCACTGACGGCCGCATGGTGGGCCGCGGCAATTCCGAAGATGATCGTTACAGGTGGTTTCGGAAGTTTCGGTGGCCTCGGTGGTACGGGAACAGGCATCCCGTTCGCCGGCGGATCGTTTACGGGCTTCGGCGTCGCGTCGCCGTTCCGCGCGATGGCAGAGGGCGGCTATGCCTACGGTCCGACACTGGCGCTCATCGGTGAGGGCAAACACCCCGAGGCTGTCCTGCCGCTCAATGATAATACGTTCGGTGAGATCGCAAAGGGGATTGCTGGTCAAGGGATCGGCGGCAATGTAACGCTGCAGGTCAGCGCGATGGATGCAGGGAGCTTTTCTCATTGGCTGCAGACGGGCGGCGGCGTGGAGCTGAAGCGCTATCTCGCCGACAGCGCGAGAGAGTTCAGTATGGGAGGAGGCGCGTTCGCATGAAGCTAAAGGTGTTGCCGGTGACCGACGGTATCGCGTGGAAGTCTACGAAGGCGCAGGCGTGGGCGACGACGGTGAAGGAAGCCGGCAGCGGCAAAGAACGCGTCTTGACGAATTGGGCATATCCGCGTTGGACGATCGAGACAAGCTACTCTATTTTGACGCCCGAGGCGGGCGATTTACTCTATGGATTCTTCGCGAGCCTGCGCGGTAGGTATGAGCCTTTTCTATGGCCGGACCCCGAGCACAACGCGGAGCAGGGCATACAGCTCGGTATTGGCACGGGCGCCAAGACGAAGTATCAAGCGTTGCGCCGGTTCGGCACATGGGCGGAGCCCGTCCTTGACCTAAAGCCCGATACGCTCGAAGTCAAGGTCGACGACGTGAAGGTCGAGGCAACCGTAGACGACAACGGCATCATCACGCTTGCGGCTGCACCGCCGAATGGCGCGAAGGTGACAGCGTCCTACGGCTACTACTGGCGCGTACGTCTCTCAGACGATAAGTTCACGATCGAGGTTGTCCTCGACAGCATATGGAGATCAAAGTCAATGAAGCTGGTGACGGTGCGATGAAAGAAGTCAATGAAGCTCTGCAAAAGTATCTGAACGAAAGACAGCGGTATGTCTCGTGCGATCTCTATGAGTTCGTGCTTGCGAACGGCGAGAGGCTCTACTATACCGACTTTGATATCGACATTATCGCCGACAACCATACGTTCCGGCATGACGGCCCGATCTTCGTTCGGAATCAGATCAAGCTGCAGTCGAGTATGTCGGTTGATAAGCTTGACGTAACGATGTATGTTACTGACGTCGATAAGCTCCATACCGAACCGCTGATGCAGATCGCACATAACGGCGGCCTCGATGGCGGAGAACTCACGCTCAAGCGGGCATTCTTCAGCGACGATAACGAGATCGTCGGAACCGTTCCGTTGTTTACCGGCAGTATTGAGATCCGGCAGGGCGGCGGGCTGACGCTGCAGCTGTGGGTCAAGAGCGAGGTGCAGAAGCTCAATGTCGCTTGGCCGACGCGCAAGTTCTATCCGTCCTGCCCGTACTCTCTTTACGGCGCGCGCTGCGGCGTTGATATCAAAAAGTATCGAAAAGATGCGGTCGTGCAGACGGTAGAGAGCGACGTCATGTTCGTAGTCAGCGTAGACTTCGCGGCCGGCTACTACGACATGGGTGGCGTCGAGTGGTTGACCGGCGCGCTTGCAGGGCAGGTGTCCCCAATCAAGAAGAGTTATGACGGTCGTCGCATAGAGATTCTCGTACCGGCAGAAGCAATCCCCGCCGCGGGCGACCGCATGAAGATCTATCCGGGGTGCGACAAGCAGCCCGAGACCTGCCGGCAGAAATTCAATAATTGGGCGCGGAACTGTGCAACGCCGTACGTGCCGAAGAAGGAGAGCGTCCTATGACGGCGGGCGAGAAGATACGCGACGCTGCGTATTCGTGGCTCGGTACGCCGTACGAAGGATGCGCAAAGGTGAAAGGCGTCGGCGTTGACTGCGGTCAGCTGTTGATCGCGGCCGTGGAAGATGCGGGGCTGATACCGCGCGGCGCGATACAGACAGGCATGTATTCGCAGGAATGGCACCTACATCGGAGCGAAGAGAAGTATCTCTCCTTCATCGAGCAGTACTGCGAACCGGTGACGGGGGAGCCGCAGCCCGGAGACTTCGCGCTCTACAAATTCGGGCGGTGCATCAGTCATGGTGCAATCGTCGATGTGTGGCCGCGTGTGATTCACGCCTACGTACGGCTCGGCGTTATTATGTCCGATAATGATGAGGCGCTTCTTCTCGACTGGCGAGGGCGCACCCGGCTCGCAGGCATATGGAGGTTTAAGGCATGAGCGGGATTTTCAGTAAGACGACAATCACCTCGAGGGCGGATAAGATATCCGACTTTCAAATCAACTCGGCGACATACGGGGCAACGGTACCGCAGGTGCTCGGCACGACGCGTATCAGCGGCAACATCATCGACTATACTGATTTTACGGCATACGAGCACCGCCACACGCAGCGGAGTGGCAAGGGCGGCGGCGTGAAGTCCGTCAGCATCGATTACACCTATTCTGTTGCCGTAGCAATCGCTCTTTGCACCGGACCGATTCAGGGAATCGGTAAAGTATGGCGCAACAAAGAAGTGCTCAACTATCCGAACGAAGGCCTCGGACTGTCTCTCTTTGATGGCCGCAACGGTCAAGAACCGTGGTCGTATATGAAGGGCAAGCATCCCGAGAGAGCGCTCCCGTATAGCGGGCTCGCGTATCTCGCGGGCGTCGTGGATCTTGGCAACAGCGGCAGTCTGCCGGTCTATAATTTCGAAGTGAAAAATCCGATCGCGGGTAGCGGTGACGGCGTCGACGTGAATCCCGCCGATCTGCTTTTGCACATCCTCGCTGATCATAATGACGGCGTCGGATTCAACGAGTACAGTATCGACCTTGACGCGCTCGATAACTTTAGGCGTTACTGCGCCGCTGCCGACCTGCTCTTCTCCACGCCGCCCGACGACACGTCGCGCGGCAATGTGCAGAGTATCGTCGAGACGATATGCACGCTGACGAACACATACGGCTTTTGGTCGCAGAATAAGCTCAAGCTTGTACCGCTCGCCGACGGCGACGTCGGGAGCTGGAAGGCAAACAAGGATGTGCAGTACGACCTCACAGCCGACGACTTCATCCCGCAGACGGACGGGACGCTTGTGCGCTTTGAACGGAAGGACAATAGCGAGGCCTATAATCAGGCTACGGTTGAGTTCATCAATCGGGCGAACGGGTATGAGAAGGAGACGGTATCTTTCGAGATCACTTCCGATGTTGCGAAACGAGGGCTGCGCGCCGCGAGTACGCTGAGCGCCCCTTGGGTCTATACCAAGGCACGGGCGCAGCTTATCGCCCAGCAGCAAGCGCTTCGGAACCTTTACAGCCGAAATGCCTATACGTTTAAGACAGCGTGGGCGCATTGCAGATTGGAGCCGGGCGATCTTGTGACGCTCACGGATCGCTGTCTCGGCATTGATAAGAAGGTCGTCGTTATCAAGACCGTCACCGAGGCCGCTGACGGCAGCTTGGAGTTCACGGCCATCGCGAAGCCCCCCGGCATATACTCACCGGCGCGATACGAGACGCACGAGACGACGAGCGAGGGCATCGACTATAACGCCGCGCCCGGAGATGCCCATCAGCCGCTTATCTTCCAGCCGCCCGCGGATGTTACGACATCCGGAAGCGAGGTGTGGCTCGTTACGAGCGGCGGGCAGTACTGGGGCGGCGCTACCGTTTGGGTATCGGACGACAACGAGAAGTACGTTGCCGCAGGGAAGATCACAAGCGGCTGCACTTACGGCCGGCTTGACGTCCGGTCCCACGTACCTTCTACCGGCGATGGGGTGTGCGTTGTTAATCTCATCTCAGGGAGACTTTACCCGGGCACCGTGCAGGACGCCGAACGCGGCAACACGCTCGGCTGGATCAACGGCGAGTGCATTGCGCACGCGGGGGCGGAGCTTGTCGGAAAGGATCTGTACAGTCTGACGGGACTGCACCGCGGCATGTATGGCACGCCGGAGACATCGCACAGCCCGACCGAGTACTACGTACGCCTTGACGACAGCGTGTTCAAACACACGATTAACGCGCGCGACGTTGGCAAGAAGATTTATGTCAAGCTCACGTCCTACAACATCTTCGGTTTGCAGGAACAAGCGCTCGACGAGGTAACGGCACATGAGTATACGATCTCCTCGGCGTATGTGCCGGCAGTGTCTCAGCTCGCCGCTGTGACACGATATCGGCAGCTTGCCGACGCGCGGACGGGGTACGACGTCATCATCTCGTGGACGCCGCCCGAGATCTCGAGTTACGCGGGCGCGGACGTGTACGCGCGCGTCAAACCCGCGGGAGAGACCGCGTTCGGCGCGTGGGACTTCGTGATGCGGGGAGACCGGCAGGCGACGATCAACCAGGCTCGTATCGGCGACGAGTGGCAGATTAAGGTCGTTGCCGTCGACGCGTATAACAACCGCGCGGCGATAGCGACGGAGACGACGGTGCATGTTGTCGGCAAGAATATCGTGCCGAATACACCGCAAAATTTCAGCATCTCTTTCGGCAACGAGGCCGTCGCACGATGGGATGATAATTTTACTTCAGATGTCGCATTCTACGAGTTGCGCCTCGACGAGCTCGCGGGCACGGCCAACAGTAACCTGTTGCTTAAAACGACGAGCACGTCGGCGACCATACCGTTGACGGAACGCACAGGGACCGTATATCTCTTTGCATGCAACGCGATCGGCAAGTACAGCGCGGGCGCTGCGTGCGAGTATAATGTCCTCGCGCCGGTCAAGCCCGCGGCTCCGCAGGTGCATAAGCTTCTCGGGGGATTCGGTGTCGTTGCCTCCCCGCTTCCGCCGCGGGCGAAAGCGATGAAGCTTTATATCAACACCGAATCGTATGTGCTCCCGGTCAACACGTTCACGTTTACCGGTGAGGCGGGGGCCTACGAGGTCGCCGTTGCATACCTCGATATGTTTGGCGAGGGCGCAAAGTCGGACGTCGTTATGACGACTGTATCGACAACGATCCCTCCTGAGTGGCTGAAGAACATCAAGATCGGCATCGAGCAGGTAGATGAAACGATTAAGGATGCACTCGACAAAGGCAAGGCGGCGGCTGAAAGTTACACAACCATCGTTAAAAAAGTCGATGGCGCATACACCGCGATCACGCAGCTCAGCGATGACATCAACCTGCGCGTCAAGAAGGGAGATGTAATCAATCAGATTAACCTCTCCCCGGACGGCGTACAGATTGATGGGAAGTTCCTGCATGTCACGGGAGACACGAAGTTTGAACGCGGCGTCATCGCCAAAAACATTGAAGCAGGGAGCATCCAAGGAGACCGCATCGTCGCGGGTTCTATCGGTGCTGACCGCCTACAAGTCGACGAGTTGTCGGCGATAACAGCCAAGATTGGTACGCTACGTACAGCCGACAGCGGTGCACGGACGGAGATCCACGATAACCTGATCCTTGTCTATGACGATAAGGATAGGTTACGCGTAAGAATGGGGGTATGGTGAAATGGCCGGAGGATTACAGGTGTTCGACGAACAAGGGCGGGTGAAGGTGGATTTTAGTAAACGCTTCACACGTGTTCTTGGAAAGCTGACACTATCGGGCGACGGAGAATTTACGATCGACGGGTTCCCGAATCTTGATCCGTGGTGCATCATCTATCCGAGAGCTTCCGGGCGTCGTGGCGTAGTCCCGCTTGTGCGCAGAACCGGAAGAAAAATTATATGGCGCAATCAAGGGGTACGCGGAAGCGTAGTGGTATATGGGGTGTGCTGAATGTCAAGCTACTTTGAGTATGTAAGCGAGGATAACGGGCGCATCGTGTTGGATGATCGCTTTCAGAATTTCGAGCTTGTTGATGTCACTGCGCTTTCGCAGTGCAGGAAAGATGCTACTACTCCGACGCTTTATTCTTACGCGCTGCCTGCGATTCCCGGGCTGACGCCCGGCAAGGAAGTACTAGTGCACGGACTAGGCTTAACCGGATTATCGGGTAAGCGCTTTTGCATAAATGTTACTCAAGATTACTATGAAAGGCGTCTGTATCTTTACGACCCGGATTTACCTGCGTCGCAAAGAGTGCACCCCGTTTTTCGAGATGATATCGCAGCGGTTGCGAAAGTCTATGCATTTGCTATACGAACGCGAAAACCGGCAGAGCATTTGAGCGGAATAGAGCTATACGACGAATCTGGTAACGTTCTGTATTCGTCCGGTGCTCGGTATATGGATGTGATTCGTTGCGGCACGGATGCGGCGACCGTACCGTATGATGACAGCACGATCGCTATCCCGTTTGGGGAAGATGTATACGTGGAAGTAAAGTCCTCGCATAAGGGGCAGTGGGGGACGGAATCCAATATCCGCCCGACCTTCACCGTATCAGCGGATACGGTGAGCGTTGCGGCATCGGTGTTTATGACAGCGTATGGGGGTGACGTTGGAGATGGCGGCGATGGGGGGGGGCATCACGGAGATGATGAGAATATAGAGTACAGGAATTTAGCGAGCTATGCATATGGCTATATGATAGCTCGAGCAGTATAAGAGAGGTGTGACATGAGTGCTTATGTTATGGTTGTTGGTCTGCTGTTGGTTGCTGCGGTGGTGTTCCTCTTGCGGCGCTGGAAGGGGAATCCAAAAGTGGAAAGCCTCTTCATAAGAGAGAAGCCGGACAGGCCACGAGAACAGACGCATAGGGGTGAACCCGTGCCGAAGGAGTATCCCGTCACAATCTATAAAGACGGTGTTCCAATGAAAGGATGGGTGAAAGAGATGCCGCATGGACTACAATGCTTTGACGAGAACGGCAACATCGTCGTTGACGTTACCGACCGTCTCACAAAGATACTCGGCTCGTTTGAGACGCATGGCAGGAATGGGAGTATTACGGATGACCGGTTAGAGGGAATGGATTATTGGGTTGTTCCTGAATATTCTACGATGCCGTTTGAAGCTCTCGGCCCAAATAATTGGGCACTGCCTGTTGTTGCAAGGGTGGGGAATACCCTATCGTGGGTCTACCAAGCAAGAGCCGTTCCTTTAAAATTTTTTTATGGGGTGTATTGATATGCTAAGTGGAGTAACAATATACAATGATAGAATGAACCTTGTAGTAGACGACAGGTATAACAATCTTGCGCTAAGCCATAAAGAGATACTTAGAATTCCGGCTGCGACGCGCAATGGGCCAAACCTTAATAGAGCTGCAGTTAAAGTTCCTTTACGAGAAAACGACGTTTTGGTCACTGTAGAGCTATCTGATGTGCCTGCCGGTGTGTTTGTGTCAAGCGCTGGTGTAACTGCATTTAGTGCAAACGATAGCGGGGTGACATTAGGGTGCTATTTCTTTTCATCAAAAATGGCCGGCGCTACAGCGCCGAATGGGCTACAGGTCTTTAGTGAGAACGGGACGTGCGTGTTTGATTCCAATAGAAAATACATGCGCGTCGTTGAATTTCAAAAAGGGTATTTTAGGGGGTATCCTAACGCCAACCCGGAGCGAGCCCTGTGCAGGCTGCCTATTGGGCAGAAGGGAAGGAAATACGGTGTAGTATTTCCTTGCACACCGCTTCATACCGCATTCGATAGTGAGACCGATTCGCCGGTCATGTGCTATAGGAGTGCCTTAGGGGCTCGTATACAGGAAGGAGTCATATACATTAGCCCTGTCTCTGTTGCAACGGAGCTTAGAGTGCTTCCGGGACCACGAGACACAAATATAGATATCACGGTTCCATACAGTGTTATGATCGTCGATCTCACTGGGTGTTGATTCGTTTGGGGGACAGCCGCTCTGATGGCGGAGCGGCTTTTATGATGCAATGAAAGGAGCAAACATGCTAGATATTATGTGGAAGGTACTGGAGAGACTACAGGAGGCGTGGGCATTTAAGGCCTGTGTGTCCTGCATCTTCGCGCTTGCTTCGCATACGCACGTTCAGATGGCCGTTGCGTTCGCTGCGCTCGTGTGCGTCGACCTGCTGACGAAATGGCTCTCTCTGTCTCGTCAGTATCTTATTGATAGCGGCATGGAGCAACCACGATTTTGGACTTGCCTCTGCAATATTCGCGCAGCCCAACGGGCAGGGTACATCCGGAGTGAGGAGATGCGTACACGATTTGTCGCTAAGATGCTCACCTACTTCGGCGTCGTCGCGGCTGCGTGGCTTGTCGATTCGATGTGCGTACGCGCCGGGGCGCCGACTGTTGCGGTCGTCGTTGTGGTCGGTTATTTGTCAGTGACTGAAATGCTATCGATCCTCGAGAATATGGAGCGATCGGGCGTGACGGAGGCCGCGGAGCTATCAGAGCTCATCCGCAAGAAGAGCGGGATCAATAAGAAAAAGGAGGAGTAAACCATGCAGAGAGTAGACATCAAAGATACGGGATTGGATTTCGGCGCGCTGAGCAATCGACCCGCGACGGATCGGATTGTGATTCATCATACGGGTAATCCGTATGATGATGATTTGAGCGCCGCAGAGATTCACGCAAGCCACAAGGCGCAGGGATGGTCGGGCATCGGCTATCACTACGTCATACGTAAGAGCGGCGCGATCGAAGCAGGGCGCCCGCATTGGGCCATCGGAGCACACGCCTACGGAGAGAACAAGCATACGATAGGGATTCACGTCTGCGGCAACTTTGAGATCGCCGAGCCGACAGACGCGCAAATTGAGGCGCTTGCTATGTTGATCGCGAATCTCTGTGAGGACTACGGACTGCCGATCGACGAGGATCACGTTGTCGGGCATCGTGACTTAATGGCAACGGCGTGCCCCGGTGCGAATCTCTATGCCTTGTTGCCGGATGTGCGGGGCAAGGCGAACTGGTACGCACAGAATTGAGGTGAAAACAGTGATTGAGAAGATCACACGCAAACAGATCATCATCGCCGTGCTATGCGTCCTGGTACTTATCGTTGTTGGCGCTCTTGTGTACTGTTACCACGCACATACACAGGAGACGCTCAGACAAGCGCAGGTCATGACCGAGGAGCAAGCACGAGACGCAGATACGCTCCGAGAGCGCCTGCGTATCTCCGAGGGACAGGCTCAGCAGCTCGTGCGTGCCGTGGAGCGCGCACAGGAAGGAAAGGTGCAGCCCGTGGCGCATGTCACGGTCACAGCGCCGACTGTCGAGCGCGCAGCGGCGCAGGTACAGGAGCGTATTAACAAGCACGATACGACACTGCCGGCTGAGGCGCTCGAAAAGACGGATCGAACCGTCGTTGCACCGCAGCCAGATAACAAAGACTATCAAGTCGGAGTGTATAAAATCAACCTCGACAAGCGGCGCAAGATCAAGGCAGGTGTTACGCAGATCGACAGCCGTACATATTGGTCGGCAGGCCTGCAGGTCGGTCGATGGGAAGCCCTCGCACATGGGCAGGGCGGCGACGTCAAAGGCGGAAGCTTTATCTATACCGTCGCCGAGTGGTGAAATGAAAAAGAGGGAACGGTATCGTACCGTTCCCGCGTTTTGACAACAAATTGACAACAAAAACCATGATTCACCCCTAAAATTTTCCGAAATCCACTAAACAGAAAATGTGTTCGTTAGAGCTCTACTTAGTAGGCACCGTAAGGCTTGCGTGCACTCCGAAGGAATCCGCTGAGCCCTCTCACGACACGCGCGGGCACCCTAACAGAAAATATAGAAAAGTAACACCGTAAAGCCTAAAAACCTTTATATATAAGGTTTTTCAGAGTGTCGCCGCCATGCCTGACAACAGATTGACAACAAAACTATTTGACAACAAGGATTACAAACAGCCGCGTCGTCTCTTTTCGCATCCCTCCCCATGCGGTGCCAGGAACGCCTGCAGATGATGTATACATGGACATTCGCGCCCGTTTTTGATACGATACACGCATATTTTCATTTTTCGGAGGTATGCGCTATGGAATCCTTCCTTCCCGTACTCAATGCGATCGATTCGTTTCTCTGGGGCGCGCCGCTCATCGTGCTGCTCGTCGGCACGGGCGTTCTGCTGACCGTGCGGCTCTCGCTCATTCAGGTCGTCCGTCTGCCGCAGGCGCTGCGGCTGATTCTCCGGGCAAAGAGCAGGGGGCTCGGCGACATATCGAGCTTTAAGGCACTCTGCGTCGCGCTCGCCGCGACCATCGGCACGGGCAACATCGTCGGCGTCGCCACGGCGGTCAAGGTTGGCGGTCCCGGCGCGATCTTTTGGATGTGGACGGCGGCGTTCTTCGGCATGGCGACGAAATACGCGGAGGGGCTGCTCGCCGTCAAATACCGCACGACCGACGCGCGCGGCGAGATCGCGGGCGGTCCTATGTACTACATTCGGCGCGGCATGGGGGAGAAATACCGCCCGCTCGCCACATTTTTCGCGGCGGCAACGGTGCTTGTCGCGTTCTTTGGCATCGGCACGTTCCCGCAGGTCAATGCGATCGTGGACTCCGTGGAGCTCTCGTTTGGCGTGCCGCGTCTCTATACCGACATCGTGCTGACCCTCCTCATCGCCGCCATCACCATCGGCGGCATCAGAAGCATCGCGGCGGTCGCGGCACGCGTTATCCCGTTCATGGCGGCGCTCTACGTCGTCATCTGCCTCGGACTCATCCTCGCGCATCTCGGCGAAATCCCCGCCGCGCTCGCGCTCATCATCGACAGCGCATTCACCGGAACGGCGGCGACAGGCGGCTTTGCAGGCGCGACCGTTATGATGGCGATGAAAAACGGCATCGCGCGCGGCGTCTTTTCGAACGAATCGGGACTCGGCTCCGCGCCGATCGCGGCGGCTGCGGCAAAGACGAACGAACCCGCCGAGCAGGGACTCGTCTCCATGACCGGCACATTCATTGACACCATCATTATATGTTCCATGACAGGGCTAGTTCTTGTACTAACAGGAGCATGGCAAGGGGGCACGGCGGGCGCGGCGATGACGGGCGCGGCGTTCACGAGCTTTTACGGCACGATCGGCGGCGCGCTGCTCACCGTCTCGCTCGCGCTCTTCGCCTTTACCACCATTCTCGGCTGGAACTACTACGGTGAGCGCGCCGTCGTCTACCTCGCGGGACGCGGCGGCATTCTCCCGTACCGCATCGTCTTTATCGTGCTGATTGCCCTCGGCGCGTTCCTGAAACTCGAGGCGATCTGGATCCTCGCCGACATCGTGAACGGACTCATGGCGATCCCGAACCTCATCGCCCTCATCGCCCTCTCGGGCGTCGTCGTCCGCGAGACGCGCAAATATATGGCAAAGCAGGACTAAGCCCCATGCGCGGCGAATCCTATGAAAAGAAGCATGAATCGGAGCTCTATCATAGGAGGCGAATGGCATGAAAATCGTTGTACTGGACGGCTACACGGAGAACCCCGGTGACATCAGCTGGGCGCCGCTTGCGGCGCTCGGCGACCTCACCGTCTACGACCGCACGGCATATGAGGAATCGCCGCTCATCCGCGAACGCATCGGCGACGCCGAGATCATCGTCATCAACAAGACGCCGGTGACGCCTGCGACCATGGACGCCTGCCCGCACCTGCGCGCCGTCGCCGTGCTCGCCACGGGGTACAACACCGTCGACGCCGTATATGCACGACAAAAACAGATCGACGTCATGAATGTACCCGGCTATGGTACGGACAATGTCAGTCAAAATGCAATCGCGCTCCTCCTCGAGGCGTGCTCGCAGGTCGGACATCACGACCGCTCCGTCCACGCGGGCGAATGGACGCAGAGCATCGACTTTTGCTATTGGCAGCGGCCCCTCATCGAGGTCAGCGGCAAGACCGCGGGCATCATCGGGCTCGGACGCATCGGCAGAGCAACGGCGCGCGTCCTGCGCGCGCTGAACGTGAACGTCATCGCTTACAGCCGCACCGAGACGGACGAGGGGCGCGCCGTCGCGGACTATGTGCCGCTCGACGAACTCTTTGCCCGCTCGGATTTCATCTTCCTCCACTGTCCGCTGACGCCCGCGACCGAGGGCGTCGTCGACGCGGCGGCGATCGCCCGGATGAAGGATGGCGTCATCATCGTCAACAACGGGCGCGGCGGGCTCATCGTCGAAGAGGATCTCGCTGCAGCCCTCAGGAGCGGCAAGGTCGCCTGCGCCGCCGTCGACGTCGTATCCGCAGAGCCCATCGCCGCGGACAACCCGCTCCTCAGTGCGCCGAACTGCATCATCAACCCGCACATCGCGTGGGCGACCAAGGAAGCGCGCGAGCGCATCATGCAGATCACTGCGGACAACGTGCGGTCGTTCATCGAAGGGCGGCCGCAGAACGTCGTCAACGCATGGATGGCTCTGCACGAATAAAATCGCACCGAAAAAACGCCCCCGCCGGATATGGATGCCGGCAGGGGCGTTTTACGCTATATTATGTGATTTTACTAACGGGTCACGATCTCCCACAATGCGTTGTAGTCCGAGACGACATGATAGGTCACGTCCTCGCCGCTGATGGCGCGGAAATGCTTTGCGGCGCATTCCTTCTTTGCCTGTTCGATTTTGCGCAGCGCGAGGGTGGACATGCTGCCCTTTGTCTCCGCGACAAAGTAGACGTGTTTCACCTTGCCCTTCCGGAACGCGATTGCCCGGTCGGGATTGTATTTGCCGACGGGCGTGCTGATGTAGAACCCGCGCGGGAGCTTCACATAGACTTCGACCTCGCCGCGATGCGCCTCGAGTTTTTCGGCGAACTCCTTCTCGGTCGTCGAGTCGTAGATCACGTGGTCGTAGAGATGTCGCTCAGTGGGCATCGCGTTCACGCCGCGCACGCCGCGCCGCAGCTCGGGCGCGGTGAAAATATCCGTCGTGTAGCGCTCCTCCAGCTTGTTGTAGCTGATGTGCTCGATGATCGCCGTCGCCTTTTGCTCGTTGATGAGACGCGCGGCGCGCAGGATGAACTCCTCCGGATTCACGCGGAAGAGGTCAAATGTCGCGGGATTGATCCCCGTCAAAATGGCGGCAATCGCGTGCCGCGTCAGCCCCGTATCCGTGGTGAGTTTGCCTACGAGATCGTAGCGCACGGACTGCGGCGCGCCTTTTCCATAAGCGGGGACGACCTCCTCACGCACCGTATATCCTTGCGTGAAGCCCGTGCTATTCGTGAGCTGTGATGTTTACATGGAGGTGGGCTGAGTTGTTCATTGAGTGTATGGAGTGGCTCTTTCTTGTGTTGCACCAAAAATATCATACTCTAATTGCTTATATATTTCTGTATCCGGTGTTATAAGAGGCGCCATAGCATATGATAGGAATGCATCTGCCGTATTCCCATATTGCTGTAAGCATAGTATCTTCTTTAAATCATTGTAAATTAGCCCCTTTGCTGACTTAATATCGTCTATCGGTTTTCCTTGAGAAGAAATGGTATCGCTCGGGGTTGCCGTCTGCCTTTGGAAAAAACGGAATCAGAAGCGTGCGGCGGGCTTGCTCGCCGTCCTTTCGCTTGCGCTCTATCTGCTCTCCATCGGTGCTGTCTCGGATCGGTTGATGGGAAGCCTTGAGCAGACGTATGAAGTACCGGCGCATCCCGAGGGAGATGTATCGTCATGCTCGTTGGTGCGATCATCGTGCAAGTCGCGTTGAACAACCTCGGTGCGCTGCCCGTCGCGGCTTATGCAGCGACGCAGAAGATCGATGCCGTCGCTGTCATGCCCATGCTCTCGTTCGGCTATGCGATGGCGGCGTACACAGCGCAGAACTACGGCGCACAGAAATATGAGCGCATCCGCATGGGCGTGCGTGCGTGCCTCAAAATGTCGATGGTGTTTGCCGTCGGCATCGGCATCCTCCTCATTGCGTTCGGAACATTCTTTCTGGAGCTCTTCGTCGGTGCGGATGCGGAGGGGGCGGCGGCGGTCATCGCCTACGGGCATACCTTCCTCATCGTCAACGGATCGTGCTACATCATCCTCGCGCTCCTGCTTGTCTACCGCAACGTCCTGCAGGGACTCGGGCAGAGTGTCATCCCGACCATTGCGGGCGTGATGGAGCTCATCATGCGTGCGGTTGCAGCCATCTTCCTCTGCAGTTCACTCGGCTTCCTCGGCGCGTGTATGGCATATCCTCTTGCATGGATCGGCGCAGCTATCCCCGTCACGCTCGCCTATTTCTGGACGGAGAAGACCTTGCGGCAGACAGTGTAACTGAATATTTTGCAATACAAAAAAGAGCAGAGATAATCTGCTCTTTTTTGTATTGCCGGTGTCTTTACGGGGGGGTGACAAGTGCTATTATATAATATGAGAGGAATCTGTGGATAACTTGCCAATGCGGCAAGACATCGAGAAAGGATGAAGGATCATGGCAGCACCAAAAATGACCGAGTTTATGTGTACCTACTGCGGAAAGAAGGAGCAGAAGAGTATGCAGGCAGGGCGTCCTCAGCCGGGGAAGTGCCCGCGCAAGCCGGGCAATCAGCCACATTCATGGGTGGTGAATCGGACGTACTAATCTGCATGAATGAGAAATGAGGGAATATCATGACTGACCAGCCGGTATTCCGCAAGGAACTTGAACAGTACATGGACGCATATTTGCCCATTCTCTACGTCGATACGCTGGAGAACGGGAAAGTGCAGGATATTCTCGCTGAGCTTGCGGGACAGAAGGGGCGCGGCATTATCAAATGGAGTTTGCACAGCGGCTATGAGGACGCGGGCGCGGGGCTTCGCTATCCGTCGCCTCTGAGCGGAGCACTCGACACCGTGCTGCTGGATAAAAACTTTGCACGTAAGATTCTCGTGCTCGAAGATGTCGCAGGCGAACTTGAATCACCTGCGATTGTCTCGCGTCTGCGCTGCATTGCCGAGCGCATCGCGGGCGGTACGATGGACGATTGTACCGTCGTTCTTCTCTCGCCGCTCGGCACGATTCCACGTGCACTTGAGCCGTATATTACCCTTATGAGTCTGGACTTCCTGAGCCCCGAGAAGATACGGGAGCACATTCTTCATTTTCTTGAGAGCAACGATATGCCTGCCCCCGTGGAGGAGTTGCTTGACACCTTTGCGATGCACCTGCGCGGGCTGAGTGAGACGGAGATCGACAACATTCTCTCGCTTGCTGTGAGCGATGACGGGCAGCTTGACGCGAGTGACCTGCCGATGGTGCTCCGTCAAAAACAGCAGATGATCAAAAAGTCCGGCATTCTTGAGATGGTGACGGTGAAGGAGACCGTCGAGGACATCGGCGGTCTTCAGAACCTGAAGGACTGGCTGCGGACAAAGGCACAGATCTTCCGCGACGTGCGCCGCGCGAAGGAGTTCGGTGTCGACATTCCGAAGGGCGTTCTCATCGCGGGGATGCCCGGCTGCGGTAAATCCCTCACGGCAAAGGCTGCGGCGAGTATGTTCGCCGTGCCGCTCCTGCGCATGGACATGGGGCGGCTGATGGGCAAATACGTCGGCGAGTCCGAGGCGAATATGCGCCGCGCTCTCCAACTGACGGAGGCAAGCTCGCCCTGCGTCCTCTGGATCGACGAACTCGAAAAGGCATTTGCAGGCGCAGGGGCGCAGGGCGGCAGCTCCGAGGTGACGACGCGCCTCTTTGGCAGCTTCCTCACGTGGATGCAGGAAAAGGACAGCCTTGCCTTCGTCGTCGCCACAGCGAACAACATCTCGCATCTGCCGCCCGAACTCATGCGCAAGGGACGCTTTGACGAGATCTTCTATGTGGACTTCCCGAACCAGAGCGAGCGCGAAAAGATCATCAGCCTCCACATCGGCAAGCGGCGGAGTTCCGATCTCGCCAAGATCGACGTCGCCGCGCTCGCGCGCAAGATGGACGGGTACTGCGGCGCGGATATCGAAAGTGTCGTGCGCGACGGCATCGAGGCGGCATTCGTCGCGGGCAAGGATCACGTCACCACGGAGGATCTGCAGGATGCAATCGGACGCACGCATCCCATCTCCGAGACGATGAAGGATGCCATCGAGGAGATGGACAAGACCTACAAGTCCAAGAAATTCACGAACGCATCACGGGAGGAGTAGGG